ACTAATCGTTGGATGGTAGTTGATCCAGTATTCATGGAACTTTTAAAAGATGAAGATTCTCGTCTTTTTAATGCCGACTTTGGTGGATCTGGACTTAGAAATGGGCTTGTAGCTGATAACCTACATGGTTTCAGAATTTACATGTCCAACAACTTGCCTATTAAAGGCAGTGGCCCAACAGGTACTACCTCTACTGGAAGTACTCACTTTGGCTACGTAGTAGCAGGACACTCATCTGCCATAGCTACAGCAGAACAGTTGAATAAAACTGAAACATATCGTGATCCTGACTCATTTGCAGACATAGTGCGTGGGATGCATTTGTATGGCCGCAAGATACTCAGACCAGAGGCTCTTGTGAATGCTATCTATGTATCTGGCATATAATAGGGAGGATTGAAATATGGCTTTAGGTGATAACACAACTTCTCCTGCAAGAGGAATGTCTGCTAGAGGTAGGCAACCTTATTTTATTCAGCATGAGCTAGATTTTGCACAGGCTGTTACTGATAAAGGTACTGCTCTTGCAGCTAATGATGTCATTCCAGGATTAACTATTCCTGCGAATACAGTTATACTTCATGCAGGTTTTGAGGTTACAGAAGCACATGCAGGTACTTCTACTGATACTGACTTTGACTTTGGCATAACAGGTGGAGACCTCGACAACTTTGTTGATGGTTTTGACTTTGATGGTGCAAGTGTAGGTGCTTATGCCCCTACTCCTGCAGCTTATGCTCCAGTTATTGTTGGTGGTACTTCAGATACTATTGATATTGAGATTCAAGCCATGACAGGTACAACTACAGGTGGAAAAATCCGTATGTTTGCTATCTGTATGGATATTGATGATGAAGGATCAAAATCAGCAGTTGATGTAGATCGAAATCAGATCTCATAATTGTTTACATGAGAAAAAAGGGGGCGAGGAAACTTGCCCTCTTTATAGCATAAAGGGATAGATATATGGGCGTTACAACGGCAATGTGTACATCTTTTAAGGGTGAACTCTTAGGTGGTACACACGATTTAGATACAAATACTATTAAACTTGCCTTGATTAAATCAGGAGAGTCAGGAACATATGGTGCAGCTACCACTAATTACTCAGATGTAACAGGTAACTCTGATGAAGCATCTGGTACAAACTATTCAGCAGGTGGTAATACATTGGGTAGTGCTGCGATTACTACTTCAGGAACAACGGCACTATTAGACTTTGCGGATACAACTTTTTCAAACGCTACTGTTTCAGCGGCAGGGGCAATTATTTATAACTCAAGTCAAAGTAATAAAGCTATAGCTATAATTAGTTTTGGTGGAACAGTTGCTTCAACAGCAGGTGATTTTACTGTATCATTTCCTGCAGCTGATGCAAGTAATGCTATTGTAAGGATAGCTTAGTATGGCTACATATGGTGCAAATGATGCACTATATGGTACAGGTACATTTGGTACAGCACGATATGGTAGAGTAACACCAATAATAGCTGTATCAGGTGTCGTAGGCACAGGTGCAATTGGCACAGTTACACCTAAAGCAAAAGTTTTATTAACAGTTACAGGTGTTGTAGGCACAAGTGCCATAGGCACGATAGAGGTTCAACCTACTGAAGCATTAGTAAGTGTATCTGCAACAGGTTCAGTAGGAATTGTTGAAGTACAGCTAGATACAACAGCTACAGGTGTTTCTTCAACAGGTTCAATAGGAACTACAGAACAACAACTAGATACTACACTTACAGGTGTATCAAGTACAGGTTCAATAGGAACTACAGAGCAACAATTAGATACTACAGTAACAGGTGTATCAGGTACAGGTGCTATAGGCACTACTGAACAACAGTTAGATACTACAGCTACAGGAGTTTCTTCTACAGGTTCTATAGGAACAACAGAGCAACAATTAGATACTACAGTAACAGGTGTAAGTTCTACTGGATCAATAGGCACTGTTGAGGTACAACTAGATACATCAATAAGTGGTGTAAGTGCAACAGGTTCTATAGGTTCTCCAGAACAACAGTTAGATACAACACTAACAGGAGTTTCTGCAACAGGTTCTATAGGAGATGTAGAAGAACAACCAACAGAAGATCTTGAGAGTGTTTCTGCTACAGGTTCTATAGGAACGGTTACACCTAAAGCAGAAGTATCATTAACAGCTACTGGTGTATCAGCTACAGGTTTAGTAGGAGATGTAGAAGAACAACCAACAGAAGATCTTGAGAGTGTTTTTGCAACAGGCTCTATAGGTACTCCTACAGTAACAGCATCTGCATCTGTGATGGGAGCTTTTAATCCAGACATAACATCACTTTTATTTTCTAAAGTGGCTCTTTTAACAGCTTCAGAAACATCAGCAGATACAAGAATAGCTGCAGTAGAAGGAGCATCTCTTGCTGAACAAAACTTAGCATCCTCTAGAGTAGTTGCACAAGTGTTAGATGCAACAGGATCAAGTGGTACAACAAATGAAACATTGGCTCTTACTGGCGATGATCAAGTAGGGGGAAGTATTCAAGGAGCAGTAGGAACAGGTCAAACAGGTGCATTATTAACAAGTGCTACAGTGTTTGATTTTGAAGCAGTAAAAGAGTTATATAGTAGAAGAAGAACTATTTTTATAGCGAGGGCTGCATAATGTCTACATCAGCCGAAAGAACAGTATTAGTTGCAAATGAAAATAGAGCAATTTTTATACCTAGAGGAACAACTGCATTTGATCGTACTGTTTTTGTAGATAAAATGAACAGATCAATTTTTATAGAAAGACAATCAACTTCTGCTGATAGAACAGTATACGCAAGTGAGGACTAAATATGAGTTTTAAATGGCCTAACAAAGATCCAGATGAAACACTAGATTATAGTGTAGATTGGTCAAGATTTTTAGGAACTGCTACAATAACTACAGTCGTTTGGGCAGTTAAATCAACAAGCTATACAACACAAACAACTTTAGCTTCAGGACAAACTTTAACAACAGCTTCTAGTTCAGCAGTAACAGACTCTATACAGAATGTTTCTCAAACAAATACCCCAAGTGGTGCAGCAACTGTAGCAACAATTAATATAGCAGGCGGTACAGCTAATGAAGTATACACATTTTTTTGTACAATGACAGATTCAACAGGTAGTACTGCACAAAGAAGTATTAAATTAAAAGTTAGGGAGAAGTAATGGCTTACGATTTTTTAGGCTTAACAAATGATGTTAATAGAAGACTAAATGAAGTAGAACTAACATCATCTAATTTTGCTTCTTCTATAGGTGCATACAGTGCTATAAAAGATAGTATTAATTCATCTATTAGATATATTAATCAGCACGAACAACAGTGGCCTTTTAATCACGTTGAACAAGAAGATACATTAACAGCAGGAGAAGTAAGATATGCATATCCTTCTGATGTTAAAACTGTTGATTTTAATAGCTTTCGCATAAAAAGAAATAGTACATTTGGTAATGAAACTAAAAAATTATCATTAATAGCTTACGAAGAATACTTGACAAAGTATGTAGATTATGAGTATAATACTGCAAACACAGGAATACGTACTGTTCCAACTTCAGTATTTAGATCTCCTAATCAAGAATACGGTGTTGTTCCTCCCCCAAATAAAGCTTATGAATTAGTGTACGAATACTATAGGCTTCCTGTTGACCTTGTGAATGCAACAGATGTGCCTGCGTTGCCCGAACAGTTTAGACATGTTGTTGTAGATGGAGCAATGTACTACGCTTATTTATTTAGAGGTAATACACAGGATGCAACTGTGTTACAATCTAAGTTTCAAGAAGGCATTAAGAATATGAGAAGCCTATATATAAATAGGTATAATTATTTACGTTCTACAATGATTCAACAAAGCGAAACATATTCTTCTGTTTTACGTGTGAACTAATATGGCTACATCTTGGAGTACATACCCTATTGAATTTAAGGGCGGTTTAATTACCAACATGAGTCCTTTGCAACAAGGTATAAACTCTCCTGGCTCAGCTAGAGTATTAAAAAACTTTGAGCCATCCGTAGAAGGTGGGTATAGAAGGATACTAGGTTTTACTAAATTTGATTCTAATATTGTACCTCCATATGGTAATCCAGTAGTTCATGGTGCATCTCAATCAGGTACAACATTA